ACGACCGCGTTTCCAAGGGACCTAAGTCGGTCCACCCGACGGGGAAGCCCATGAGTGATTCCGCAAAGCGCGGGCTGAGCTTCGGGCGGCAAGGCCCGCCATGCTTGCACATCGTCGGGTCGTGGCGGCCATCCCTGGCCGTCGCATCGGTGAGGCTGGTGCCTTCGTTCGCCTTGTTGCCCGCGGTCGTCGTCGGCCAGTTGCGCGCCCAAGTGTCGAGACTCGGCGTGCCCTTCGTCGCCCGCTTGTGCGGCACCTTGCCCTCGTTCTGGCTGGAGCCATACCGTGTTGCGCTCAGCGTCGGGTACTCGCCACGCGACCAGGAAGAGCCGGTCACGGCGGTGAGGGGCGCCGACGGCTTGAGCCGGTATGCAGTCCCACCGAGCATCATACCCGATCTCGGCCAGCGATCCGAGAACTCCGGCGAGTCCCCGAGAACGCAAAGCTGAGACGTTTTCCACGACGACGAGACGGGGTCGAAGATCGCGAATGATTCGGTGGAACTCCCACCAGAGCCCGCTTCGCTCTCCGTCGAGCCCGGCGGCCTTCCCGGCAAGGGAAATGTCCTGGCAGGGGAAACCCCCGCAGATGATGTCGACGGGCTCTGCCGTCTCTTTGTTGACGTCTTCGACATGCTCAAACCTCTTCGCGTCGGGCCAGTGTTTTTCGAGCACCGCCCGGCAGAATTCATCCTTCTCGGCCTGCCACACCGTGTGGCCAAGCCCGGCCCATTCGAGGCCAAGCTCCAGGCCGCCGATCCCGGCGAATAGAGAACCGATCTTCATGACGCAGCTTCCTTCTGCGCCTGCTCGACACAGATGACGGCTTCGCGTCGACTGAGTCCACGGCGCATCAGTTCGTTCAAGATTTCGCCAACGGGAACCTCGTTCCACACTTGGTCGTATGTCCAGTCGCACTGGTCGGCGATGCGCCGCACGCTCTCCTTGCTTGGAACCGACCTCATGGCGACCCCAACAGCGCGTAGGTGAACATGACGCCGATCGCCAAGTAGACGGCGACCGACACGAGGTTGGCAAGCACCCTAGACATGGAAAACATCCGCGTAGCCAGGGCCGTTGCCTTCCGGGTCTTGCAGGATGTCCATGCTCGCTGCCTTGGTGCCGTCCTTGCTCATAAAGACCAAGCGCATCACGCCGTCCTTCACGAGCACCTGGGCCAGTGTGTACCCGGTCAGCTTCCGGGCCTCTTTCTTGTTGTACGTTGCGATGTCCATTGTCTCGTCCTTTCCTGGGTCGCTTTGTTGCGACAAGAAGAACACTACCGCCACCAGGCCGTTGGGTCAAGTAGTTGAGCGCAGGTAGTTGACGATTTTTCGAGAGACTTGACGCTCGACCCGAAAGGGTACAGGCTGACTGTAATATGCCTGGCTGTAAGCTGACGCCGCATCTCGAGGTGGAGATTCTCAATCTGGTGAGTGACGGGTGTCGGGTGACGACGGCGGCCCAGAAGGCGGGCATCACGTCGTCGACGATGCGGAACTGGATCAAGGCGGGCGAGGCGGGCAAGCAGCCGTACGCTGACTTCCTGGTGAAAGTGGAGCAGGCGCAGGCGGCGGCGGTGGCGGACTCGTTGCAGGCGATCAAGCACGCGGGCACACGGGACTGGCGAGCTGCGGCGAAGCACTTGGAGATCGTCGAGAAGCAGCAGCAGCGCGAGATGATGACGGTGCAGCGCCAACTCGAGGAGATTTTGCAGATCATCGAGGAAGAAGTCGGCCAGGAGCAGGCCAAGAGGGTATTGCGTGCCATTGTTGAGCGATTTGGCGGCGCAGCGGCTAGCGAGCATGGAGCTACCCTCCGGCTCGTTGCCGGCTAACAGCGCCGCTCCCCACGACTGGGACAGCTTCGACCGGTACAACTTCGAGTTGGACCAGCGGGACTGGCTCGCCGGTCTATTCGAGGACCTCACGACGGAGCTCGTGGTGGTCACGCCCTCGCAGTGGGCCGAGACAACGCGCTACCTGCCGGCGCAGTTGACGCCGATGCCAGGGCCGTACCGCTTCGACGTGACGCCGTACCTTCGCGAAATCGTGGACTGCATCGGCATCGAGTCGCCGGTGCGCGAGGTCACGCTGATGAAGGGCGTGCAGATGGCGGCGACGGTCGGCATCCTCGAAAACGGCATCGGATACTTCATCGAGCATGTGAAGACGGCGCCCTGCATGTTCGTCACCGCCGACCTCGAGATCGCCAAGCTCAGGATGGACACGAACATCAAGCCGATGATCGACGCCTCGGGCCTCACGCACCTGATCAAGACCGACGACGCGCTCTCGAAGCGAAAAGCCGGGGCCACCGACAAGAAAATCTCGTGGTTCGGCGGCGGCTACCTCTTGCCCTTCGGTGCCAACAGCGCGCAGAAGATGCGCTCGTTCTCGATCCTGGCGCTGTTCCGCGACGAGATCGACGCCTGGCCAAGCCGGGTCGGCAAGGACGGCGACCCGATGGCGCTCACGGCGGCACGAACGGATGCGTACGAGCTCACCCGCAAGATCGTGGACGTTTCGACGCCGCTGGTGAAGGGCGAGTCGAAGATCGAAAAGCGCTTCTGGGAGGGGGACCAGCGCTACTACTACGTGTGCTGCGTCGACTGCGGTCATGCGCAGACGCTCCGGTGGCGCCGGACCAACGAAGTCACCGGGGAAATCACGGGCATCACCTGGGAGCTCGACGACAACGGCAACCTCGAGCCCGACTCGGTGCGCTACCGCTGCGAGGAGTGCGGACACCCGCACACCAACGACGACAAGGCCCGGCTCCTCAGTCCAGAGCACGGGGCGGAGTGGCGACCGACGGTCAAGCCGAAGTCGCCGACGCACCGGAGCTACCACATCAGCAAGCTCTACTCGCCTTTTGCGACCTGGGAGTCCTGCGTGCGGGACTGGCTCGCGGCCTGGGACGTGAAGGAAAACCGGCCGAAGGACATCGAGCAGCTTCAGGTCTTCTACAACAACGTCCTCGGCGAGAGCTTCGAGCTCCGGGGCGAAAAGCTCCGCTTCCAGCAGGTCAGCCGGCACCGGCGCCACGAATACCGGTTTGGTGAGGTGCCTAACGAATACGCGACGGCGGTCACGGGCGGCCCGATTCTTCTCATCACCTGCGCGGTGGACGTCCACAAGCACAACCTGGCGGTGGGGACGATGGGCTGGACGCGAGGCGGGCGGGGCTTTCTCTTGGATTATTGGCGCTTTGAGGGCGACACGGAGCAACTCGACAACCCGGAGACGTGGGGGAAGGTCCGCGAGCTCGTCGAGCATCCATACGGGCTCTACAAGGCCGACGACGGCAAACAGTACGCGCTCGGGCTGACGCTGGTGGACTCAGGGTATCGGAGCGATCACGTCTACACGTTCTGCTCGGAGTACGAGCTCGGGGTGATTCCGATCAAGGGTCAGGAGGTGGCCTCCAAGCGGGCGCAGATCAAGGAATTCAACGAGTACATCACGCCGCACGGGACGCCGGCCTACAACATCGTGGTGGACACCTACAAGGAGCGGTGGTCGGCGAGCCTTCGTCGAGGCTGGGACGGCATGAGCCGGCAGCCGATGCGGCACTTCAATGCGCCCACGGACATCACCGACGAGCAGCTCAAGGAGCTCACGGTGGAGACAAAGCGCGAGAAAATCGAACAAACCACCGGGAAGCGGGTGGGGTGGGAGTGGCACCGCCCTTCGGGCGCAAAGAACGAATTGTGGGACCTTTTGGTCTACAACGCGGCGGCGCTAGATATGGTGGCATACGATCTTTGCAGGAGACAGCTTGACTTAGAAATCATTAACTGGCAGGGTTTTTACGACCTCATCGAAAACGAGCAGGTCTACTTCACAGGAGCCTAGAGGGTGTCGACGGCAAGTTGGTGGGAGAACCGTCTGGAAAAGGCGCAAGCTCACGTCGAGGAGCTCGAGGCGGCGATTTCTGGGCTTCTTGACGGGTCGATTCAGACCTACCAACTGGACACGGGGCAGTCGCGCACGCTGGTTTCCAAGCAACAGATGAGCCCGATGTATCTCGCGCTGCAACGCGCGGAAAACCGGGTGGCTTCGCTCGAGGCGCGCGTGTGTGGCGCGAGCAGCCGGATGATACCGGACTTCTGATGGCGCTGACGGACGACATGGCGATGTTGTTTCGGCCTCGGACGCTGGACGTCGAGGCGTTGCCGAGCTCGATCTACAACCCGGCGCACTACGCCGTGTTCGACGGTGAGAAGTTCGCGGGCGGTTTTGGGCCGACGCACATCTACTACAAAGACTACTGGATGCTCCGGCAGCGGAGCGCGCAGCTCTTTGAGCGCAACCTCTATGCGCGCGGCATCATTCGCCGGTTGGTCACGAATGAGATCAACACGGGCCTCGACCTCGAGGTGACGCCCGAAGAGGCAATCATCGGTCGCGAGGAAGGCTCGCTAGACGAGTGGGGCGAGGAAATCGAAAACCGGTGGCGGATTTGGGCACGCACGCCGGGCCGCTGTGACGCCAAAGAACGGCGGGGGTTTGGCCGTTTGCAAGCAGCGGCACGGATGGAGTCGCTCATCTCGGGCGATATTTTGGTGACACTGGTCCAAGACCGGGCCACCAACCTTCCCCGCGTCCGACTTATTGACGGCGCGGCGGTGCAGACGCCCAACGCACAGCCGCGACCAGGGCATCGCATCATCGACGGCGTGGAGCTCGACAACAAAGATCGCCAGGTCGCGTATTGGATGCTGCAAGACGACGGGCACTTCAAGCGCCTGCCGGCGTGGGGCGAAAAGAGCGGGCGCCGGCTCGCGTGGCTCGTCTACGGAATCGAGAAGCGCGAAGGGGAGACGCGGGGCACGCCGATGCTCTCGCTCGTGCTTCAGTCGCTTGCCGAGATCGATCGCTACCGCGACAGCACGCAGCGCAAGGCCACCATCAACTCCATGATCGCGATGTTCATCCAGAAGGACGAGGAGCGCATGGGGACCCGCCC